TTCAGGTGGTGGCGGCACGGTTGCAGGTGCGTTTCTCTGCTCAGTGTCTAGTGGCACATCAGGCATTTTGTTTTCTGAATCGGACTTTCAATCTCCGGGCGACCGGGTTGTAGTAGCCGGTGACACGCTTAATGTGACGTATACGTTTAGTCTTGACGCGGCGTAAATCGTGTTTGCTGATGCCCCATACGCTAGTGTGCCATTTTCTGCTACCGGCAGACCATACAGCTTTATTGAATCCGATATTGCAGAAGCTGCGGCTATATCGGAAGTGGTGGGGGCAGTAGCAGCATTTATTTCGTTAGACAGTGAAACCGTAGTTGCGACGGATAGCGGTGAAATATCCTTGGCAATTTTTAACTCCGCTTTGTCGGAAGCAGGTACGGGGTCAGAAATAGTTAGCGCGTTGATGGCGTTTAGTAGCGCCATAGGGGAAAGCAGTACTGGCACTGATAGCGCGTTAGTGGAGGCGTCAACGTTTAGTGCATCGGTAAGCGAAGGCGCTGAAGCAGTTGCAACGATAGTGGTGTCAACAGCATTTATTGCTACCATCACTGAAGGCGCAGTGACAGCGGACCAGTTGGTTGCAAGGCTTCTTTGGGAACTTATTGATGACTCGCAGCCCGTATCGTGGCAGCTAATAAACACGCAGGAATAAAAAATGGCGCTTATAGTTAAAGATAGAGTTCAAGAAATAACTACTACGGTAGGTACAGGAACTTTGACGCTTGGCGGCGCGGTTCTTGGGTTTCAGTCGTTTGCAGCCATAGGCGATGGAAACACTACTTATTACGCCATCGTTGATACAGCAGCCTACGACTGGGAAGTTGGCATCGGTACGTACACCTCATCAGGTACAACGCTTTCTAGAACTACAGTACTGTCCTCAAGTAACGGCGGGTCTCTCGTGCCTTTCGCCTCGGGGACCAAAAATGTATTTTGTACGTACCCATCTGAACGCGCTATCTATCTTGACTCTGCGGGGTCCTATCCGGTTCAAAATACATTTAACACGCTAAACGCCACAACTGCAACTCTGACTGCTGGTACGGTATCTACAACACCATCAAGTGGTACGGATATAGCCAACAAGTCCTACGTTGATACAGTTGCGGCAGCAGGTATCCATTACCATACACCTGTCTTTGTAGAGTCTCCCAATACGGCGGGTAACTTAAATGCGTTGTATAACCAGCCCGGCGGTCCGGGTGTGGGAGTAGGTGCTACGTTGACCAATAATGGTACCAAGGCCGCGTTGGTAATCGACGGTGTGTTGATGACAACCACCAAGCGGGTGTTGATTTACAACCAAACCAATGCGTTTGAGAATGGTGTCTACACCGTCACAACGGTTGGCACACCTGATCCCGGTGGCACTAACTGGGTTTTGACCCGAGCAACTGATGCGGATACTTACGCCCCTAGCAGCCCCAACTCGTTAGGGCAGGGCGATGCTTTCTTTGTCACTAACGGTGATACTGGCGCAGGTGAAGGGTATGTTTGTACAACGGTGGGCGCGATTACGTTTGGTACAACAGCTATTACGTTTTCACAGTTTAGTTCGGCCCAAGCATATAACGCCGGTACAGGATTAAATTTAAGCCCAGCTACAACTTTTAATATTTCTAACACGGCAGTTACCCCTGCTACTTATGGAACCCAGTCTTCTGTCGGCACTTTTACGGTCAACGCACAAGGCCAGCTTACCAATGCGGTGGATACGCCAATTGCTATTTCGGCAGCTGCGGTTTCAGGTTTAGCTGCGTCAGCAACCACAGACACAACAAACGCAAACAACATTACTTCAGGTTCTCTGGGTACGTCGCGGTTGTCGGGGTCCTATACGGGTGTGACTGGTGTTGGCACTCTTACTGCGGGTACATGGAACGCTACGGCTATTGCGGCTAACTACGGCGGTACAGGTCAGACTTCGTACGCGGTGGGTGATTTGCTTTATGCAGATACCACTACGACGTTAGCTAAGTTGGCGGATGTTGCGGTAGGTAATGCTTTGATTTCTGGCGGTGTTGGCGCGGCCCCAAGCTGGGGGAAGATTGGTTTAGCCACACATGTGTCTGGCACGTTGCCAATCGCCAACGGGGGGACTGGGGAAACAACTCGACAAGCAGCGATTGATGCTTTAGCTGGCGCGGTTACGTCCGGGCAATATCTGCGGGGTAACGGTACTGATGTTGTTATGTCCGCAATCCAAGCAGCGGATGTTCCTACGTTGAACCAGAACACGACGGGTAGCGCAGGGTCGGTGGCAAACGCTTTAACTGCGGGTACTGGGGTTACATATAGTTCTGGAACTACTTACAACGGTTCTGCCGCGATAACCATATCAATCGGCCAAGCAGTTGCTACAAGCTCTAATGTCCAGTTCAATTCTTTAGGGGTTGGTACCGCCGGGTCTGCTACCGCTGGTGAGATACGCGCAACCAATAACGTCACTGCTTTTTACTCATCCGATAGAAAGCTCAAAGAAAACATTCAAGACATCCCAGACGCGCTGTCCAAAGTGTGTGCTATTGGTGGTAAGTTGTTTGACTGGACTGATGAGTATCTTGCGCAACATGGTGGGGCGGACGGGTACTTTGTGCAGAAATCCGACTTTGGCGTAATTGCTCAGGATGTAGAAGCTCAGTTTCCAGTAGCTGTCCGTAAACGAGAGGATGGGACTCTTGCAGTTGACTACGAAAAAATGTGTGCGTTAGCGTTTGCCGCAATTGCAGAACTTCGCGCTGAGGTTGAGGCGCTTAAACGCCAATAAAGGAATAATCATGCCTTCTTCGTATTCACCCGATTTGCGTATTGAGCTAATTGCTACCGGCGAACAGTCCGGTACATGGGGCATAACCACTAACTCTAACCTAGGCACCGTTATTGAAGATGCTATTTCTGCTTTGGCATCGGTTTCTGTAACAAGCGCAAACCAAGCCCTGACTGCTCAGAATGGTGCGGCTGACCAAGCCCGGTGCGCGGCAATATCGCTGACTACAACCACAGCGGCAAACTTTGCTGTCTACGTCCCGCCGGTTACTAAGCTCTACGTAGTCACAAACCCATCGGGCTATACGGCAACCGTGTATTGTTCGACCTCTATTGGTAATACCACAGCAGCGGGTACGGGCGTAGCTATCCCTACGGGAAAAAGCGTTTTGCTTCGTGCTGACGGCACCAACGTAGTTGAGCAGCTAAACCATGTAGTCGGGGCCTTTAGCGTAGGTGGTACGGCTTCTGCTGCGGCTTTTTCAGGCCCTTTGACCGGCAATGTTACGGGCAATCTAACTGGAAACGTTACAGGCAATGTAGTAGGCAATTTGACAGGTAATGTTGCAGCAGGTGCAGGTACTATTGCGACAACCAATTTCACAATTACTGAGGTTGGTGGTGTACTGTATTTTAAAAACGGGTCGACCAACATAGCCAAGTTAGATTCGTCAGGTAACTTCACTGCACTCGGTGATGTAACCGCATTTGGTTCGGTATAGGAGCTATAAAAAATGCCAATTCCCGGTCCCGGAGTAGCAATATCGATGAACACGATTGCCGCCGAATTTGGCGGTACGGTACCCCATTCCCTTAGTGAATATTATCGTGGTGGTGGTTTAGTCCCCAACACCCCCACCAATGCCGCAATTCCCACATCTGGGCAGATTGCGATGGGGAACTTCTATGGCTCCGCAAATCGCACTCAAGTTGCTTTGACCATTTCTGGCAACACCTACAACTACGATGTCTATGCCAATCGTGGCCCAACTTACGTTGCAGGCGCGTCCGATATTACTGTTACAGTAAACCCCGGTGTTACAGTGGGCAGCACGGCCACGCCTACTTATGCCATGTTGGTTCCGTCTGCATTCAATCCTGCGGATACCGTTACTATTATCAACCAAGGGACTATCCAAGGAATGGGCGGCGGCGGCGCAAATGGTTCCGCATCCCCGTTTGCACCTGCGGGTTTTGCAGCCTATCCCGGCAGTCCCGGAGCTGGTGGTGGGAATGCAATTTTTGTAAATCGCCCAACTACTATAACTAACAATGGCACGGTTGCCAGTGGTGGTGGCGGTGGTGGCGGTGGCGCTGGTGTTTATGGCCCCGCAGGCCCCAAAGTTCCGGGGACGTCTAACGGTGGCGGTGGCGGTGGCGGCGGTGCTGGATTTAATGGCGGCGGCGGTGGTGCCGGAGGCCCTGCTACTTCACCTTCTATCCCAGTACAAAGACCCGGTTCTCCCGGAGGTCCGGGGTCAAGCCCTGCTGGTGGTGGTGGCGGTGCAGGAGGAAATAACGGACCAACTCGTGGCGGCGATGGTGGCGCAGGGGGCGGTAGAGGCGCGGGTGGCTCAAGCGGTGGTGGGGCGGTATATCAAGGTGGTGGCACTGGCAGTGGTGGAGGTGGTGGTGGAGCCGGTAACTATATTGTTGGAAACCCATTTGTCACTTGGCCTGTTACTGGGACAAGGCAAGGTAACGTAGCTTAATAGGAGTTAGCATGAACACGTTATATATGAAAGTTCATTCATTCGACGAGCAATCAAATTCGTTGATTGTTTCATTTGCATCAGACACAACTAGTTCACAGAATCCTGATGACTACACCAAATACGCTTATCAGCCAATTAACATGTGGCCTGATGTAACCGACCCTGTAGAAATAAAAAAACGCATAGCAGTTGCTGGCGTTTACCATGCGGAACAGCAAGAGCGGGAAGAAAAATTTGTTGCGGACCCTGCAAAAGTGCAAGCATACAAAAATATGGTTGGGCAGGGGGCTTCGTATCTTATTGCTGATTTAATTCCACCAGCGCCTACTATTCCTGATGTGCCAACTCAAACGGTGTAAACATGGAGCAAAAATTTATTCGTGCATTTGGGTACATATTTACCCAAAACAATTATCCTCAAGAATATCGCTATAAGCTACTTCCTAAAGATATTGTTACCTGCACTATTTTTTGTTCTCGCGGGTATGTTGAGGTACGCGATGCAGAGACGGGTGCGCCGGGCGAAGATAATTACGCAGGGCGTATGTTTAAAGATACGGATTTTATTTTTAAAGAATACAACCTTAATACTGTAGAGCCAACCGTTGTGTATTGTTACGATGAGTTGATGAACAATAATCAAAAATTAAACTTGGCTCCCGTAGACTTACCGCAAGGGCAAGATGCTGTTTTTGAAAATGGCACCAAGTTTTTGTTATGCGAAGGCGTACTGCACATAAATAACGTACCGTTTGCCGCACCTGCTGCTATTTCAGTTACCACTGGCGATAAGGTTGTTACACCCGAAACCCGGTGCTTAGGTTTAAAAATAGTATGAAGAATGCGGCCAAATTAAATTTGGTTGTGCCAATGCCTTTTCTTGGGAAGGCTAAAGTTGTTATTGGGCAGCACGTTTTAAAAAAGCATGGGTATGGACTACGGGGCTTTGATAAACCAAGAGCGGTTCGTAGGTACTTACCAAGAAAGCAAACGGAGCTTGTCCGCGAATGTTTGCCTGAAAGTATTAGGCATGGCTTGGTAATAGTTAATTTGACAGAAATACGATTACTCGCCCCACACATTCACACAGACGAAAAAGCGGTAATTAATTTTTATTTAGAAGCTAACGGTGAAAAAACCACGTTTTGGGACGGAGACATAGTATCTGATGATAGTGACGTTTCTGATAATGGCAACGGGTACATAAATTTACGCCGTGATGTTCTTACTGAAGCCGAATCTTTTGTCGCCAAGCCATTTGATGTGTGGGCAATGGACACCTGCAAGCCCCATTCGGTAAGTTATGTAGACGATGCAAGAGATAAAGATTTACATTTTGAGCCGTTAAATGACGAGAAGCGGTTAATAATGCAAGCCTTCTTTAGCATCCCATATGTTGAAGTTGCGCAAGCACTAAACGACAAAATAATATGATCCTTAAATATCTTAAAGGCGTTGTCCCGCTGGAATTTTGTCAGTTTTTTACGCATGTGCTTATGCGGCAAGCAGATTTAGACCCAAAAGGCGACTCTCAAATACCTAGTGCAAAAGCTATTCTTGACCATGAATACATGTTTGAAACCTTGCACGAACGGTTGTGGCCGCTTGTCGAGCAAGCTGTTGGCGAAGAGTTAATCCCAACGTATGCTTATGCTCGGCTTTACAGTAACGGCGATGTGCTTGAACGACACAAAGATCGACCAGCGTGTGAAGTAAGCGTTACGATTCAGCTTGGCCGCTCCCACCATTACGCTTGGCCTATTTATATGGGCGACCAGCGGTTTGACCTTGGTGAGGGAGATGGTGTAATTTACCCCGGATGCGATATTGAGCATTGGCGCGACAAGTGTGACGGCCCTGAAGGGTATTATGCTGGGCAGGTCTTTCTTCATTTTGTGCGTAAGCACGGGCAACATGCAAGTGAAGTAGGAGATAACACTACGCGCAACATATATTCTTACGGGAAAGATAGAACGCTGTTAATGGAAAGTAAATAGTTTTATGCTGTATGTGCTGGATGATGCTTTGACCGAAGCGGAGCGCGTGGCAGCAAGAGATTATTTTGTTGGTCTTGGTGGGTCTGCAAAACTTGCATGGGCTGATGGTTCTTTTAAAGACATTGTGGCGTATAAATCTCCGCTGTCAAAAATTTTGCAGCTCGCCAACAGTTGTATTGATTTGTCAACTATGGTGGGTTGTGAGTACTGGTCAAACTTGAACGAAAAAACTGGCTGGCACAAAGATACTGACGAAACAGTTTTGTACAGAGATGGCATAGAAAGATTCCCAATTTGCAGTTGTGTTTATTACCCAGAAATAAATGTTTCAATTGGTGGTGACTTGTTATTTGAAACAATGCGCGTCAAACCGCTAACTAATCGGCTTGTGGTTTTTTCGCCTAATATGCTGCACACCGTTGAAGATTTTTTGGGTAATCGACTTTCTGTTGCTATAAATCCTTGGGACTATAAACTGGAGAGCGCATGTCAACCAGAGTGACTGGGATAGGTGACACTGTTTTATTTCAAGCTAATTGTAAGCATTTTTATATTTCTGGGCTTGATTTACCCGTATTGGCTGCGGAGGTTTTAAAAGACTTTGACCAAAACAACAGGCTTTCCAATAATAAAACTTTGTACGGTGCGCATTACGAAGACACTTACTTTGAATACGGTGAGCAAACTATTAAATTGATGGACGCTGTTTCCGCAGTTGCCGATTCTATGGGGATGGAAATAATTAATCGCATTTGGTCTCAGGTACATCACCCCTATGAAAGTTGTAATTTGCATGACCATCTTGGTGGCCCCGATATGGGGTTTGTGTTTTATGTAAAAGCCCCGGTTGGGGCGGGTAAGTTGTATTTTGACTTTGGGCCAGCGGGTACTTCTACTGTCGAGCCAATTGAAGGGATGCTGGTGGTGTTCCCTGCTTATTTAAAGCATGGTGTAACAAAAAACCTTAGCGGCGATTTGCGTATTTCAATAGCTGGAGATTTTCGGAAAAAACAATGATATACCCGATACCACCACGAGCCATACCCGGCAAAGACCATTTGGCATTTTGGGAAGGTTTCCTCACGCCCGAAGATATTAATTTGCTTCTTGCACAACCAGAATGGTTGCAAATGCAAAATGGATGTGTTGGTGGCGGCGGTCCCGAAATGAGGGTGGATGAAAGCATAAGGTCTAATCAGGTTGCGTGGATTGGGGCTAAACCTGAGATACAGCACATCTGGGAAAAGTTGGCAACCGCAGTGGCAGAAGTTAATCGTCGGTATTTTCATTTCGACTTGACCGGATTCCATGAGCCAATGCAGTTGGGGTTGTACACAGAGTCACAGCAAGGCCACTACAACTGGCACACAGACGCTTCTCCAAGCGACAATCATGTGCCGCGTAAGCTGTCTATGGCAATGCTTCTGTCTGACCCGTCGGAGTTTGAAGGTGGCGAGTTTCAGGTTAAAACCTGCACTGATGAGGCGCAGACGTTAGAGACGCTAAAAGGTAGAGCATGGTTCTTCCCATCGTACACGCTGCATCGTGTTGCCCCAGTTACAAAAGGAGTTCGTCGTTCATTGGTTTTGTGGGTTGGTGGCCCAGCGTTTAGATAGTATGAGATTGCTACCCCTGCCAACTCATGTGCCAGTGCTTATATTGGATGATTTTTACACCCAAGAAGAACTTAATTTATTGTGGAAAGAACTTGATTTTTTGACCCATAAAGATAAATTTAAGTCACCAGAGGAAACAAAAGCGGCATTGGGTAATGAAGGGTATTTAAAAAAAGCCGCTGGAATATGGGTTGACCGCGTTTACGCAGATAGAGATGCTTCTGACATATTGAAGTGCAACAGAAAAATTTTTGCTAAAGAAATTATAGACGCGGCAAAAAACATAAACCCGCTGTACTGCATTTTGGAAGGTATTAATTCAGATCATACTTTGTTGAACTATTACGAAAACAATGGGGAGTACAAAAAACATAGAGACGAGTCGGTGTTTACTGCCGTCACTATGCTTATAAAAGACCCAAGTAAATTTTCTGGCGGGGATTTTGTACTACATGAATATGATTTATTAATAGAGAAAAGAAACAACAGGTTGGTATTGTTCCCCGGAAATCTGGAGCATTCTGTTACCCCTGTGCAGATGAACGCCCCGTACACGCCTTTTGGCGGCGACGGAAGGTACACGATAACGCAGTTTATGAATATTAAATAAAATATAACGGAGTTATAAATTGACCCGCTAACCCTACTTGCTGCCGTAAGCGCAGTATTTAGATAGAAAGCTTATGAATCATGATCGACCCTGTAACGATTGGGCTGGCGATACAAGGCGTAAAGCTTGTAGTTAACGGAATTAAAGCCGCAGCCGACGAAGCCAAGGAAGCGTTTGACAGCATTAACGAATGCGTCGAGTCAGGGAGGAACTTAGCCGAGTCGCTTTCACCG